GACTCCATCTTGTTCCAGGTCATCAACTCTTTGCGGTAGGTGCCAAACTTGCACTCTCGCGTCTTGATCTCTGCCACCGCCTTAATAACTCCACCACGCACAAACAAGCCGTCAAGATAGCTGTATCTTTCGTTGGTGTACACCCACTCATCACCTGGGTGGTTGGCCAGGATGATATCCACGCACTGCTGTTCGTCTCTATCTATTGCCACAAAATAAAAAATCTACACTCTTCACCGGCATCTGGTTACCCCAGATCGGCTGTTGGCTCATGCCCGCTTCCGCAAGTAGCTCTTTGTGCTTTTTGCTAAAACTACTCTCGCCTATAGCAAACTGAACAAAGCCCTGGCAGTCAGCCACTCTCCACAGGTTGTTGCTGCCTCCGATCCTACGCATTCCCCACAATTCCAGCATCTCTGGCACCGTGTAGATCACATAACCTCCCCACAGTGAACTCATGGCCGCCAAACCGTACTGCTGCATGTAGTCCGGGTCATCTATCGCACAAACATCCTTCAGGTAAATCATCCCCCCGGGCCTCAGCAACCCGGCCAACTTGGCAATCATCTCCAGCGGCCTGGGCAAATAGCCAAAGCTTTCACACAGTATGATCCTGTCATACTTCCTGCCTCGATCATCCCACTCAGCGAAATCTGCCACCTCCACATTCAAATCAGCATCCAACTCCCTGGCCAACTCACGCTGCCTGCTGCTGATCGTCACCCCAGTCACATCCAAGACTCCGTTCTGCATTAGCCCAAGCATCACCCCGCCAACACCGCAACCAACGTCCAAGACACTGTGCTGCTGGCTAATCATAGCCCTCTCCATCATCACAGCGGCAAACTGCTTTGGGTCTCTACTGAACACAGCAGTCTCAAACACTGGACTGTAATGCTCCAAGTAAGCCTCACTGAACTTGTCGTAGTACTCTCTTACATCCACCTGTTCTTCCGCTTTCTGTTCGATCTTAGCGTCATCTCTCTGTCATCCCAGTACACCTGAAGTCTTCCTGCCGCCACCTTGGCCTCCTGCTCCGTTGGGTGATCTCCAAGTGTCTCGTAAGGAAAAATGCCGCCACGGTTCAACCTCGTGCCAGCAGGTGCGTCTGTGCCAAAGCTATTCGTCCACAGACGCCAGGTGCCATCATCGTTCTGCCTAGCGAAGACTGTCACTCATCCTCCTCAATCGTCACATCCAGCCCAGTCTCATCCTCATACTCCTCCATGCACTGCACCCTCCAGTCATCCACAAACTCCTCAAACTCCTCATCAGGCTCAAAGTTCAACTGCACCCTGGTCTCCATGCCACTAGCGGAACAAACCGCCTTTAGACGGTACCACCTGCCGCCACGGTTGCAGGTCAGGATAAACGTATGGACTGGGGGTGGAGGTGTCATGACAACGCAAGACCCCACTCATCCTGCAACTTCAACCCCGCCATGAAGTCACCCACCTTCTGCTGCAAATCCTCCAAACTGCCATCATTGCGGATCACCTCTCTGAAGTGCTGGTAGCCATCCAGGCCAGTCTCGCTACTGTGGCTGTCCTGAGCGTCTATCTCTCTCTCCACCCTAACAACCAAGCCACCACTCTTTCTGACGAACTCAGCCTCATTCTCGAGCCTTACATCCGTAATCACAGCGACTGCCTCCTCCATGCCGATCAGCTTCTTGGTCATCTCTCTGATCCAGTAGTTCTCGCCATGATAGTACCGCCTAAACTCAACACCCCACCACTGGAGCATAGGCCGCCAGTGAGCCTTCTCTACCTCGATGTCCTCCAGGGACACACCCGTAGCACGAGCCACCTCCTCCTTTAGCTGATCCGCAAATGCCACCCTGGTAGCGGAGCAGTAATGCTTCCTCAGCCACTCCACCACCATCCCTCCGACAGTATCCTTGCCTGACCGCTTCTTGCCGCTGATGCCGATTAGCATGGTGCTATTGTGTGGGGGTGTCAGATTGCCCCGTGTGGGAGGGTTTAGTTGGGGGTGGGGTGTTGTGATGACCACCACCCTGCTGTGGGGCACCCCCACCGTCATTCTCAGCAGAACCGTCATCGTCTGGTGAGTCTGTGGTGAGTTTCGCAGCAGATGCTTCTGGTTCTTCCGTTTCAATCACATTCGCTGCGGATACAACATCCGTGTTCAGCCTGACTGACTGGAGATTCATTAGCTGATCTGCACTGATGCTGGACTCGATCCGCTGCGTCCTGACATCAACCTTCTTGCTGGTTGCGTACTCATCGCTGAACCTGGCGCCAAGTAGCTTCATGGCTAAATGACCGTCACCGTTGGCTATGCCGTCATTAACCGTTCCCAACGCAAAAGCCTGGTATTCTGTCTCTGCTTGCAGGAGCGCTTCTCTAAAGTCAGAGTAGGTGTCTAACCACCTATAAAGCACTGACACACTGATGCCTACCATCGCAGCAGCACGATGAGCAGGCAGCCCACTCCGCAGGTTCTTCAGAAAGCTTTCCACTCTTTCTGGAGTGTAGGTAGTTGGCCTCCCACTCTTTGCTCCTGTGCCTTTCTTCTCCAGTTGCTTCCTCCTGGCATCGAAGACACTCTTAGGCATCTGCACCGGAGCGTTGTAGAGTTCATCCAGCTTTGCCTTTCTCTCGACGATCTCATCCTCGGTTAGCTTGACCACCTTGCCAGGCACCGGAGGCTTGTTCGTTGCCTTCTTTCGTTGTGCTTTTTTGACTGCCATCACTCGATGATGTATCCGTCAGGCCAGCAATCTGGCACTGAGTCTGTTGTAGTTATTCCGCTACCAAGGCAGTGCGACATTCTGTATCCTGCCTCGTTGCTGTGTGTTCGCTTGTTGCCGCACTTGGGGCAATTGAACCACATGCGGTTCTTGCTTCTTCTCGCCTTGAACACAGGCACCTCGACGGATGAGCCATCGTCCAGCCTATGCTCCTTCAGTCTGATCTTCATTATTGTCTCCATAAGTTTTTGCTAAATTCTGCAACCGGGCCTCTCAACATTACTGTCAGTAACCATTAGAACACATAGCCGCAGAAGGTGCGGACTTGAAGTTGGCCCGGTTGCATAAAAGTCATCTGTTCCGCTTCTTAGCTTTCTGCCTGTTAGTCGGTTTGCTTTTGGAGTGTTTGCCAATCAAACGTCCACCTTGAGGTGCGTTCCAGTCTCCAATCTGCCAGGCTTGCCTCCCTGCTGTTTCTCTCTTGTGTAAGCTCATCACTTCATCCTGCGGAACTGATTGTCCGCTCTTTTGCTGTGCTTTCTACCTTCGTTGGCACTGGGGCTGTTTAGCTTCTCCCAGTTCCTCATCTTCTCTGCGTTGGAGGCTCTCACGCTCACCACGCATCCGTTCTCTATTCCTAACATTCTTATATCTGCTACCTTATCCTTCATCGCTATATGCCTTTCTTGAGGCGTACATACACCTCAGAGACGTTTTTACTTCTCCAGAGTATCAACACAGCGGCCAAGGTTCTTTCGTACCTCAGAAAGCTTCCTAGCCATCTCCTGCCTCTGCTCATCTGTCAGTCTTGGCCTGGTGTCCTTCTTCTTCTCCTTCTTCTCTGCCGCAAACGGTGTTGGCTTTTCGATGCCACTCGCCAACTGACGCAGGTGATGCTCCATGCGCTTCAGTTGCCGGTACTGCTCCTGGTGTTCTTTCCTGATGCGGTTGCCTGCCACATCGTAGATGCCGTTCTCCACAAGCAGGCTGATCTGCTCGCGCACCTGCTCCAGTTGGAGTTTGTAGGAGTAGGCATCTTTGCTGTTTAAAATCTTCATCTTTGCGGTATTAGCTATAATGCTATAGTGCTATAGTGCTTAATATGCTTAATTACTTAAGTATATATCTATTAAGCTATATAGCTATATAGCTACTATAGCTACTATAGCTATTATTACGAAATAAATGCACCTAAGTGCTTGGTCTTCAGTTAGTTCTGAATGTAGTTTTTTTATTTTCTTACAAATATACATAGCTATCAGTGCTTCATGTTGTACTTTTTGCTAAAAATAACAAACTGTCTGTACTGGGTTTTGTATGCCTGTCTGTTGTCTAGGAGTGCTTGCACTGTGTCTCTTGCATTTGTCACTGTGCCGTGATTTTTGCGGTTCCACCACCTAGCAACCTCGTTTGAGGAGTAACCTGCTTTTAGCCCCAGATACATGCAGACGCTTCTAGGCCAGACTATTTGCGGTCTACGGTCTCTAGCTTTCATCTCAGCGATACTTAGCCCCCAGTACTCACTGGCAGCCTCAGCTATCAGTCTAAGCCTTCTGTGGCTACCTGGAGGATCAGCAGGGTAGGTTTTTAGGTTAACCTCCATAGCTCCAGTGCTGGCTTTGTGTGAGTCCCGCTGGTGCTTCTTGTCGTGTGATGACTCTTCACCACCACCCACCTCACCTGCGATCTCTCCAGGTCGGCTATCATGTTCTTGATTATCCATAGTTCAGTCTCGTTGCGGCATGGCTCAGAGATCGCTATTGCGCCCCGACTCAGTGCCTCCTCCTTAGTTATTGCCTTGTCGATCAGACTCATCGCTCGGTCTGTAGTTCTTACTCTCCTGCCACACTACTCTGGCGGCATTGAAGATTTTCCACGCAGTTTGCAGTTCAGGCTTTGACCACCATCGCTCAATGACCGGCCTTGGCTCAGTGGCACATATTACCAGGCTGAGGCAGTGCGGGTTTGGCTTCATAGTCTTACGGTATGCCGCCAGTTGTTGTGACCAGGTTTCGTAGAACGCAGGTTTCTTCTCATCGTCCCAGCGTTGGGTTTTGTAGTCGATTAGCGTTACCCCGCGCTGGTTCCTCAGTTCAGCCACCAGGTCGATTGTGCCGCCATAGCCTAGCTTCTTGTTCACAACCGTCTTCTCAACGGCAATGACCTTCTTGACGTTCTTCTGTGCCCACCTGATGTAGGTCTCCACATACGGAAAGATGTCTGGGTCTTCTGACTCGTCGTAGGTGCCCAGGTTGTACATCTCGATGCCGTGATGGACTCTGGTGCCAAAGTCGAGAATGTCCCTCTTTGCCGCCTTAGCATATCCGTGAATGCGGTTAATGTAGTCTTTCTCTGACTCTCCTTCTTCATGAGGATACTGAAGGCATTGCTTCACCATCTCATCGCACTTAAATTTAGTTATTTTTGGCTTTTCGATTAGATTAAGCACCCCAGACACACTAGGAACTAGCTTTTGCTTCCTAGCATGTCTGAGGTTCGTTGGCTTTCCATCCGACTGCCAGTGACAAGCCTCAGCCTGCATTGTGTACCAGTGCTGGCTCGGGCTTTTCTTCTCTTCTTTTGGCAGTGGGATGATCATCAGTACGGAGCGTTTTCGTTCTGTCTCTTCTGGTAGGCAGCCTTCATGCGCTCCCTAGTCCCAGCACCGTCATAGTCACCTGACGGACTCAGTTCCACCTGGCCCGGCATTATGCTACTGATGTTTGCCCACTTGTCATCGCGGTGAATGATGTTCACCAAGGCAGTCTTGCCGATGACTGACTTTGCGATGTCCGGGCCTTGCGGAGTCATCTCTAACTCGATACCCCAAGCGTCCAAGAACGGCTTCAGGTGGCCCTGATCCGACAGTGTCGCACCAAACATGCGATCTATCTGGAACGGCCTGCCGTCAGCCATCTTCTTCTCTGACTCGAACACAAACCTGATCTTGGCTTGTGGCTTCCTGTCCTCGGTGGCACCTGGCACCAACCTCATCCCGGTTACCGGATCAGGCTCAATGCCGTATGCTTCACCGCAGTCTATGACATCCACGCAGACCACGTTGTGTGTGCCTGCCGGTGCCAGTTCGTATCCTGTGCTATTTGCTATTATCATCTTTTATCTATTTGTTTTTTTCCAAACGTGGAAATTCTCCCCAACCTGTCAAAGCCAAGAAAGCAGGTTGGGGAAGGCAGGCGGCACGGAACCACCTAGAAACCGGGCCTGCCAAAATTTGTTTATTCTTCATACTCATCATCACCGTCCTCCTCGCAGTGTGGGCAATCTATGCCAGTGCCTTCGTTGGTGAATGTACGCCCACAGTCTCTGCACTCATCCTTCCACTCTCTGTAGTCATCGTCGTAGTCGTAGCTCATTGTTCTGTTACTAAATCTGATTCTCTAATTATGCGAAACCAGTCATCTGCTCTCACAGTCACTAGCCAATCGCAGTTCTTCTTCTTGTGTGCCACCACAGGTATCTGATGCTCCTTGGCATCTCTGATCGCCTGATCCATCGCATTCTGCACGTTAAGCTTCTCCACAAACTTCACCTCGTGGTGGATGCCTGGAAGGCTCGGACAGATCACATCAGGTGCCTCTGTGCCGTCAGCGTCTCTCGCTGAATGCTGGCAGCCTCGGATAGCCTTAAAGCCTGCTTCTCGTAGCTGATCTCGCCACATGCGTTCTCCTCGTGCGCCTTTGCTTCTGCTGTTCACTTGCGCTTCTTGAAGACTCTCTGCCAGAAGTTGCGTTTTTTAGGCGCATCCTCCTGCTGTACTTCTGCCCTGCGTCTTGGTGCCTCCAACTCTCGGTCTGTGAACATGAAGCCGGTCTCCTTGCCGTCCACCTTCATGATGACAAACTTGTAGTCTGCTAACTCACCTAGTCGCTTCTTGGTGTTTGTGATTTGTTTTAGTTCTCCTAGATCAACTCTCATAATGCTTACCTGCCTTTTGCAAACTTCTCAAAATCCTCCACAGCTACTCTCCGCAAGCCTCCTACTCGACTGCTCTTCAACCTGCCTTTCTGAATGTTGCGCCTGACTGTCCTCAGCGTTGTGGATAGCAGATCGGCCACCTGCTGTGCTGTCAGGTACTCTCTCACTTCAGCACCTCCAGCTTGACCTGGATCAGACCTGCGCGGGTGTCACAGAGGCGAGCGAAGGCAGCCTTGCTGAGGTCTATCTCGCGACTGTACTCACCTGTCTTCTTGCACTTGGTGAAAGGCCCACGATCTACAATTGTCACCACGATGAACTTGTCCTTGGTAATGCTCACCTTGACCTTGGTGCCAAACGGCAGTGTGCGGTGGGCTGCCAGTGTCGGATCGTCAGGATCGAACACTGTCGTGTTATCCGCACAGGTATTGCCCCGGTAAGCCTCGCCATAGTAACTGGCAGTGACTCTGGGTTGCTCTGCGTAGGGCTGACTGGTCACCCAGTAAAACACTGCCGCGCTTAGTATTGCTGTGATTGTCTTCATTTGGCTTTTTCGATTAGTTCTTCAACGATGCTTGTCATGTCTCTCCTGGCGGCCTTGGCTATCCTGACAAGCTTGTCTCGGTGCCACGGTGTCAGTTTGAAATGACACGATATCTTTTTTTGTCTTTTTGCTTCTTCTAGTTCTGTTGTCATGTGAGTGTATGTACACCTCGAAATAAAAACAGGTGGACGTACACCTGCGGTAAAAAAATATCAGGTTAACAGAATAACCGTGATGACGATTGCCAGGGCTGAGTAGAACTCAACTCTGGTGACTGCTTTGCTGGCAATCTCTCTAGTGATCTGTTTGTGTTTCTCCTCATCCTCGTTTTGCAGTCTCTTTAGTTCTAGCTCTCTCTCTGAAATCATGTTTCAAGTCCATCCTAACTACCCACTTAGGACATCTGTTGTCCCAGGTTAGTCTTTTCGTTTTTTTCTCAGGAACTTAACCTGTTCAGCTTTTTTCTTTGTTTGGAAGTCTTCAATAAGAACCTCCATCAGTTCTGACATACTAATGTCGTTCTGTTTTGCGACCTCCCGCAAAACGCCCATGTCCTTCTCGTGCCTCCACACCGTGAGTTGCTTCTTCTTGGGGTCTCTCTGGTTTGGCATTTTTCTTTGGCTTTTATGGCAACATGCGCTTCCCCAGACATCGGTGAATAGTCACTTGATGTCAACACATGTGTACACGGTTGTAGCTGTGAAAATATCATCCTAGCTTCAAGTTAATCTTGTGCTTGCCGGTATCAACGTAGTGATCCAGCAGAATCTGAATTGTGTTTCCCAGCATCTCAGCAACTGCCTCCAGCGGTACTCCGCTCGCCAGCACCTGGCTTGCCCACTCCTTACGAAGCTTGTAGGCAGTAAAGCCAAACGGCTTCAGGTATGCGTTCAGACGCTTAGAGTAGCCCTGCTCCATCTCCCAGTCGGTGCCAGTCAGCACAGTCTCACCGTCAGGATTTAAGTTGAGCAGAAACTGCCGATCCTCCTCGGTAAAGCTTTCTGGGTACGGTATCTGTCGCGCCACCTCGTTCTTCTTCTTCACGATGCGGTCATTGACAAAGCAGTCCTCAAGCAGGTTGCAACGCTTGGCATTGATCACCTCGATGTTGCGCTGACCTGACACTCGCATGATGAGGTAGTAACCGTAGACCATCGGGTCTTCGTGCTTCACAACGTCCCTCATGTACTTGTCGCAGCGCAGGTGGCGATCATCCTGTGGGCTACGGTACTTCTCGGGCTTGTATCGCTTCACCTTCAGCTTAGTGAAGTCAAAGTCCTCGCGGATCGTGTAATACTTCAACATGCTCCGCTTAAACACTCCGTACTTAGCCTGACGCAAAGAGACATTCAGCTTCTTCTCCAACTTCAGCTTTGCGTCAGGAGTCTTGCCGGTCTTGATGACTTTCTCGAAGTAAGTCTCAACTCGGTCTACTGTGCATTCATGCGGGTAGTTGTCCAAAGTGTCACCGATGCCTTTGATGATCCTGCTCATGCCGCTTTTGGCTGACCTGATCTGGTGATCACCGTTGTCGCTGTGTGCGTCCAACTCAGCGTATATCTGCCGCCAGGTCATCAACTCGCCACTAGCCACCACAGCAGGTGCCTCAGTGGGTTGGTTAAGTTTGGCGATCTGGTCGCGGATGTCCTCAGCGGCATCGAACTTATTGTCGGCTTTGCTTTTGAGAAACTTGTCGATCTTCCTGGCTACAACTCGGAGTCGGTAGGAGAACCAACCTCGCCCGGTCTTCTTCAGTTTTTGCTGAATAGCTCGGTTGCCTGGTATCTGTATTTCGTTCATGGCTTTGTGCGGTGTACGGTCACCGTCTGCGGGGGTATGTACACCGGTGTACACCCACCGTCAACAGTTATTTGCAAAAAAGTTCAAAAAAGTTTTTCTGCTACTTTCTCTCATATCGCAGAATCTGAAACTCCCCACAAACTCACCATGCTTGTGTGTCACCATATGTCACCACATGTCACCACATGTCACCTTTGCTGAGTAGCACAGGAGGATCAGATGATCCGCTTTTGTTGTTGTTTAGTTAGGAAAGAAGAAGATTTCCTAGAAGAAAAAGATGGTACCAGTGGAGGGACTCGAACCCACACTCTCGTGAAAGAAGCGGATTTTGAATCCCGCTCTACTTGGCTTTTTCTCTAGGAAACAATCTTGTTTCCGCGCTTATCTGCTGAAACTCCCCACAAACTCACCATGCGCTAACCAACTATCTGAGCAGGTGCCAGGCATCGCGATATTGCTCATAGCGACCTTCGCCTCTATCTGTCAAACCGTCCGGGTAGAAACTGATGTTGTTAGCCTTGGCAGCCTCAGCAGGCAGGACGTAGGTAGCATTATGATGCATTAGGTGGCAAATAAGAAAATCGTAGTTTTTGAAATTTTTGCCACCGTCGATTTTGACATCCTGGCCGATCCGCAACTTGCGCGGGATTGATCTGGTTTTGACCTGGATGCGGTTTAGCTTGCCTTGGAAGTGACTGACTAGGTCAAAGTCGTGGCTATTCTGGTTGGCAGCCCAGTAGACATCGAAGCCTAGCTCAACGAG